AACAATAGAAACGGGAGCAAACAATGCAACAGCAAATAACAATTAAATATGTTGATGGATCGGAAACCACTTACCTGGTTCGCCCACCTGATTACGCCAAATGGGAAATGACCACTAAAAAGGTTATCTCTCAGTTTGGCGGCATGTGGGACATCCTTTATGTAGCACATTCAGCAATGAAGCGTGATGCAGGCGGCAAGCCAACTAAGACACTCGATGTCTGGATGGAATCGGTCGCAGATGTTGAAGTAGGTGAAGGAAACCCAAAAGTCATACAAGAGGAAGCGTCAGCCGACTCTTAGTTGAACTGGCAATAGCCACTCAGATCCCTATGGATCATTGGCAAAGCGCCGAGGATATTCTTACAGCGATTGAAATACTAGAGGAGCGTAATCGTGGCAGATGAATTAATCGCCTTCGATAAGACGGAACTCCGCATGGTGTTTAAGGCTCTGAAGAATATGGGTGAAGAAGCCAACGATGAGGCCAAGCGCCAATCAGGCGCTCTGGCTGAATTCGCCCGGGCTGAGGTAATTCAGACAGCAAGCCGAGGTAATAACACTAAAGTGTCAGGGCGTATCGCTCAGGGTTCTAGGGTTAAGAAGTCAAGCCGTATTGGTGAGATTACTTATGGCTTCGCTTCTCAGAAGTTCTCAGGTGGGGCAACCACTAAAGATATCTGGGGCGGTACTGAATTCGGATCTAACAAGTATAGGCAGTTCCCTGTCTGGTCAGGCCGAGAAGGTCGAGGCTCTAAGGGCTGGTTTATTTATCCAACTCTGAGAAAGATTCAACCTCAGATCGTGGCTAAGTGGACAGAATCATTTACTAAGATTTTGAAGGAGTGGGGCTAATGGCAACAGGTACAAGAGCGTTAACGCTCAAGCTTCTTGCTGATGTCGATAACTTCACTAAGAACCTTGACAAAGCGGATAAAGATGTTGCCACCTTCGGCGATAAAGTTTCAGACTTCGGAAAGAAGGCTGGATTAGCATTCGCAGCAGCAGGAGCAGCAGCCGTAGCCTATGCAGGAAAGTTAGCCATCGATGGCGTTAAGTCAGCGATTGCAGATGCAGCCGCTCAGGAAAAGTTAGCCCTTACTCTCAAGAATGTAACTGGCGCAACCGAAGATCAGATTGCTGCTACTGAAGATTACATAACAGCAACTTCTCTAGCCTTCGGAATCACCGATGATGATCTTCGCCCATCGCTAGAAAGATTGTCCAGAGCAACTGGGGATCTTGAAAAGGCTCAGAAGTTACAGGCAGTTGCCATCGATGTTGCAGCAGGTTCAGGTAAATCCCTTGAGGCCGTTACAAACGCGATGGCTCGCGCCGCAGAAGGTAACACAGCAGCGCTCGGTAGATTAGGCATTGGACTTTCAGCCGCTCAACTTAAGACCATGAGCATGGATCAGATCACCGCTAAACTTGCTGATACTTTTGAAAATCAAGCCGCCGCTAAGGCAGATACATTCCAAGGCAAATTAACTCGGCTCCAGATCGCCTTCGATGAAGGCAAGGAAACCGTAGGCTCTTACATTTTAACGGCCATAACTCCAATGGTTGAAATTATTGTTAACAAGGTAATTCCTGCAATCGCAGACTTCACTAACAACCTTGGCGAAAAGTTACGCCCGGTCATTGAGTTTCTAACCCCAATTACCAACGGACTTCGTAAAGCCTTTAACACAGTTCGAGATTCTTTAAGCGAAAACAGCGAGGAATTGAAGCCTCTTCTCAACCTCTTTAAGAATGTGGCTGAGTTTTCTCGCGATGTATTAGCGCCAATCTTAGGCAAAACCTTAGGTAAAGCATTCGAGATTGTAGGAGCGGCAGTAGGCGCGCTCATTGATGGCGTAGCCAAAGTTGTTTCATTCTTCGATGATCTTTACAACAAGATCAAGCGAGTAATTGAGATATCTAAGCAAATTGGATCGGCTTTAAATCCATTCAGTAACGCATCATTCTCAACTGGTGCTTCTTCTCCTGCTGCTGCTCCGATGGCTCCATCGATGCCTAATGAGCCAATCGCTGCTTATCGCTATGTAGGCGGTCAGGGAACAACCAATATCACCGTCAATGGGGCAATCGATAGCGAATCAACCGCTCGTCAGATCGTAAGCATTCTTAACGATTCCTCAGCTCGAGGAACTCTTGGAAGCGCGGCCTTCTTTTAATGACCGCTTATACCCCAGCCTATAAGGTTTTAATTAACGGCCTTGAAGCAACAGATGTAACTATTGCCAATCTGGTGGTAACTTCAGGCCGTACCGATATTAATGTTCAGCCAGTTGCAGGCTATTGCCAGTTGCAGTTGATGAATCTAAATAACTCTAGTTATGATTTTACGGTTGGCACCGGGCTGGCAGTAGAGGTAACCAACTCAGTTGGCACTTATATCCCAATCTTCGGTGGCTATATTTCAGATTTTACTATTGGAGTCAATAGCGCTGGAGATCTTGGCTATACAACCATTGCCACAATTACCGCTTTAGGAGCCTTATCTAAATTGCCTCGAATCATCGATCCTGGAATCCTCAGCCAAGACTTCGATGGCGATCAGATTTACACTCTTCTTTCAGGATATTTATTAGGCCAATGGAATGAAGTCCCAGCAGCCCAGACTTGGGCAAATTACAACCCTACTGAAATTTGGACTAATGCGGTTAATATTGGCTTAGGCGAAATCGATCGACCTGGCGATTATGAACTTATAGGAAGATCATCAGAAAACACAGACCTTTACTCATTATGCGCAGCCATTGCTAACTCGGCTTTTGGTGTTATCTATGAGGATGCAAACGGCAATATTAGTTATGCAGACCAAACTCACCGCCAAGATTATTTAGCGGCTAATGGTTACACAACCTTGGATGCTAACCATGCCAACGGCTTGGGTTTATCGGCTACTACTCGCGCAGGCGATCTTCGCAACAGTTTCACTATCAATTATGACAACAATGCCAATCAGACTTATACCGCTACTGATCCGATCAGCCAGAGCCTTTATGGAGTATATGCCGAGGAATACACATCTCGAATAAAGAAAACGGTTGATGCTGAAGCCTTGGCAGATCGTTACATCGAGCTTCGAGCCAATCCTTATCCTAAGTTCCAATCCATAACTTTCGTTCTTGGAAATCCTGAGATTGATGATGCCGATCGAGATGCGCTTATCAATATCTTCTTGGGTCAACCTGTATGGATTCAAAATCTGCCCGGCAATATTACCGATGGATCATTTCAAGGCTATATCGAAGGCTGGACATTCCGAGCGAGCCTAAACAACCTAAGCGTTACTTTTAACGCTTCTCCAATAAATTTCTCCCAAATTGCGGTAAAATGGGAGCAGGTAAATGCAGCAGAGACTTGGAACACTCTAAGTCCTACCCTTACATGGATCAACGCGATAGGAGTCGTAGCCTAATGGCAACAACAACAACCAACTTCGGCTGGGACATTCCCCAATCGACAGATTTAGTAAAGGATGGCGCAACCGCCATCGCGGCACTCGGTCAAGATATTGATACAGCGATGGTCGATCTCAAGGGCGGCACAACTGGTCAAGTTCTTTCTAAGGCTTCTGGTACCGATCTTGATTTTACTTGGATCGAGCAAGACGATTCAACACTATCTTTTAATGCCCAGACAGGAACAACTTACACTCTCGTTGCCGCTGATCTAGGCAAGTTAGTAACCCTTTCAAATGCCTCAGGAATTACTTTAACTGTTCCTCCTTCAGTATTCGTTGCTGGAAACATAATTAACATTCAAGCAATCGGCGCTGGCCAAGTTACTTTATCTCAAGGCGCTGGCGTAACAATTACTTCAACTGGCGCGACTTCTTCGGCTCCTAAATTAAAAAAGCAGTTCAGCGCAGCTTCTATTATTTGCACAGCAAGCGATGCGTTTACAGTAATCGGTGATCTTTCATAATGTCCCCAATTCTCGGAATTTTTGCTAGTTCTGGCGGCGTAGATTTTTTTGCTGACTTTCTAGTTATTGCCGGCGGAGCAGGTGGCGGACAAGACTCTGGTGGCGCTGGTTCTGGCGGTGGTGGTGCAGGTGGCTACCGAACATCGGCTGGAACATCTGGCGGTGGAGCATCCGCGGAATCTGCTTTTGGAATAAGTTTAGGTATTGATTACACCGTACAAGTTGGTGGCGGCGGTGCAGGTCGCACCGTTGGATCTAACTCAAACGGCGGTGATGGCGGTGCATCATTCTTTAGCACAATCACTTGCACAGGCGGCGGTGGTGGAGCGCGTGGTCGTAACGGCGCTGCTTCATTAGGTAACTCTGGTGGTTCTGGCGGCGGCGGCGGTGCCGCCACTGGTGGTTCAACTGGTGGTTCTGGTACTGCAAATCAAGGTTATGCAGGCGGAATTGGTGGAACTTTTTCAGTTACATCTTACGGCGGTGGCGGTGGTGGTGGGGCTGGCGCTATTGGTTCAAGTTCAGCCGCAGGTGGCGCAGGTGGTGTTGGCGGTACAGGTGTTGCATCAACTATCACAGGTTCATCAGTAACACGCGCTGGCGGTGGATCAGGTTCAACATTTGGTGTAACGGACACCGCTGGCAGCACAGGCGGCGGTGGCACAGGTGGATCATCT